TCTGCCTGCACTACCTGAAGACCGGATCCGCGCTGCAATCGGCCACGATCGCCGGCTACAGCGACCCGGAGGCGCACGCCTCGAAGATCCTCAAGCACCCGGCCGTCGCGGTTTTTCTCGCCAAATCCATCAGCAAGGTGGCCGGCAACGCGGACCAGCTCGTGTCGCGCGTATGGGAACGCAGCATCGATCTGCACGCCGAAATCAAACGGCTGCGCGAAGGTAAATCGAGCGACTGGAAAAAGGAGCGCGAGCTGATCGCGGCCGCCAACCAGACGGACACGCTGCTCGGCTCACTGATCGGCAAGCTCGTGCTCAAGATCGAAGGATCCATCACGCACGAGCACACCGTGGTAACGCCGGAGGCGCGCGCGCAGATCATCGAACTCCAGGAGCGGCTGACCCTCGCCGCAACTGCTGAACGGAGGACCGGCTGATGGCTGCCGTGGACATGACCGGCAAGATCAACCCGCTATCGTTCGCGATCGCGGTCCTTAAAATGCAGCTTTATGCGTGGCAGGCCCGGCTGATGATCTCGGTCTGGCACGGCCAGCCGACCACCGCACGCACGCCGAACGGCGCCGGCAAGACTTCCGTGTGCATTGTCGTGCTCGCGCTTTGCATGCTCTCGGAATTCCCCGGAGCGACGATCGTGCTCACGAGCGCGACCTTTCGGCAGGTGCGCGACCAGGTGTTCGCCGCACTCAAGCAGCACAGCGCGCTTTTCCCCGGATGGAAATGGCACGAGACATCGATCGAGACACCGCAAGGCGGCCGGATCGTCGGCTTCTCGACCGACTCCGGCGGCAAGTTTGAAGGTTTCCACGCGTACCCGGACCGGCCGCTGCTGATCATCGTGGACGAGGCGAAGACGCTCGATGACGACATTTTCATCGCGATCGACCGCTGCCAGCCGACGCACCTGCTCTACATTTCCTCACCCGGCGGACTGCTCGGCCGCTTCCACGATTCGTTCAAGAGCCCGCGCTTTGCCTCGTTTGCGATCGGCATCGCGGATTGCCCGCACATCACGCCGGAATTCATCGCGGCGATGAAGGAGCAATACGGCGAGGACTCGGACATTTACCGCTCGATGATCGAGGGAAACTTCGGCGACGGAAACACGGACGGCCGAGTCGTGAGCTTCGTGAACTACGAGAACGCGATCGCCCGGCCGCCGCTCGTGCGCTCCGGCACGCGCCAGGCGTTCTTCGACTTCGCCAAGGGAGGCGGCGACGAGAACGTGATCGCCACCCGCGACGGCAACAAGGCCACGCTGCGCGACCATTGGGCGAACGACCCGAGCTCGGAGCGAAACACGATGCGCTTTTTCAAACACAGCCAGGAGCTGATGCGCGACGGCTACAAAATCTACGGCGACGAGGACGGAGTAGGGCACGGCTACATCGTGGCACTCCGGCAGATGGGAGTGGAGATAACGGCCGTGGCCAACAACAGCCCGGCGCGCGATCCGCACTATTTCAACCTCGCGGCCGAGCAATGGTGGACGCTCAACGACAAACTCAAGCGGAGCGAGGTGATCATCCCGGCCGACGAGCTCCTGAAAAAGCAGCTGCTCAACAAGGAGGAGACTTTCGTGGAGCGCGACGGCGTGAAGATCTACGGCCGCACCGATGGCAAGCTCCAGCTGATGCCGAAGAGCAAAACCAACACGAAGAGCCCGGACCGCGCGGACGCGATCGTCGGCGTGATGTACGATTACCCCGAATACAAGCCCGTGAAGGCGATGGGATGGCTCGACCCAAACATGGGAAGACTCGAGCAGGCCGCGATGGAAGAGGGACGCGGCCAGATCGCCGGCGCCTTTTGCGATTAACCCCAGCGAACAACGACCATGCCCAAACACAGCGAGATCCTAAGCGCGCTCACCGATCGCACGACGTGGGAAGACCGGCAATCGACTTGGTACCAGATGCGCCACGACGGACTGCGCCGGCGCACGAAGCCCTTCCCCAACGCGGCCGACATGCACTTTCCGCTGATCGACATGCAGCTCGAGAAGCTGAAGCCGGTTTACGTGCAGCAGATCTTTGCGACCGACACGATCGCGACTTTCTCCGCGCTTTCCGCTGATCAGGCGCAGTACCAGGCGGCCGCCAGCCAGTGGTTCGACTACCACATCAAGCAGCACACGAACTTCGAGGACGAGATTTTCTCCGGCATCGACACGATGCTGCTCGGAGGCAAGGCGATCGTGAAGGTTTTCTGGGAGCCCGACAAAAAGCGCCTGCAATACGAGGCCGTGCATCCGCTGCACATCATCGTGCCGACCGGCACCGAGAAGCTCGCCGACGCCGACTGGATCGTGCACGTGCAGCATTTCTCGAAGGCGCAATACAAACGCCGCAAGGACTTCCGCCAGGAGGAGGAATTCATGAACACGCTTTGCGGCAAGGGCGAGGAATCCGAGCAGCTCGACACCGAGAAATGCCGGCGCGAGGGACTGACCTACGGCAAGAACGAGGAGACAATCGTGATCTGGGAGGTGTTCGAGCGCGACGAGGAAGGCTCATGGAGCGTTTGCACGTACAGCCCGGTACGCTGCAAAGAACCCGTGCGCGCGAAATTTGGCCTGCCGTACAACAAAGGACTTTTTGCCGAGCAGGTGCCGCCCTTCGCCGAGCTGAACGCGGAGATCAAAGACAAAGGCTACTACTCCGGCCGAGGCGTGGCCGAGCGCCTCGCACCGTTTGAGGCCGCCCTCTGCAAGGACTGGAACACGCAGAAAGACTACCAGACGCTGACGTGCACGCCGATGTTTTCGGCGAAGGGAATGCCGCAAGGATCCCAAAACATCCGGATGGTGCCCGGCGAAATTCTCCCCTTCGAGGTGCAGGCCGTGCAGTTCCCCTCGATGCCGATGGATATCGGCATGCAGATGCAGCTCACCCGGATGACGGCGGAGCAATCGATCGCCACGCCGGACTTCGGCGCCATGCAGACCGGACAGGGACAGAAGCCACGCACCGCGACCGAGATGAACATGGTCGGCGGAATGGCGAACCAGACGATGGATCTGCGCGCGCGCGTTTTCCGCCGCGAGCTCGGCTACCTCTTCCGCCTCTCGTGGTCGATCCTCGTGCAATACGGCCAGGAGGCGCTGGAATTTTTCTTCGACGGCGAACTCGGCAGCCTGCCGGCCGAGGCGTTCTCCGGCAAATTCCTGATCGAGCCCTCCGGATCCGGCGACAACATCAACAAGCAATTTGTGATGCAGCGCGCCGTGGCGCGGAAGCAGATGTTCACGGGGAACCCGAACATCGACCAGCGCGAGCTCGACAAATCCGTGCTCGAGGCCGACGACCCACGCCTCGTCAAGCGGCTGCTCCTCAACGCCGGCACGCAGGCCGCGCAACAGATGGAGGATCAGGCGCAGGAGATCTCGATCATGCTGCTCGGTTTCCCCGCCGAGGTGCGCCAGACCGACGACGACGACGCGCACGTGAAATCCCTCGCCGGATTCGTGCAGCGGCGCAACCAGCTGAAGGAGCCGCTCAGCGGCGAGCAGATGCGCCTGATCGCCCAGCACGCCGCCACGCACATGCAGGCGATGAAGAAAAAGAATCCGCAGGCCTACCAGCAGAACATGCAGCAGACGGCGCCGATGTTCAAAGAACTCGAGCAGCTCGCCAACCAGGTCGACCAGCTCAAGCAGCAGCAACAGCAGCAGGAGCAAATACAGGCCCAGCCCACCGGCGACGGCTACGCCGCTGACCAGCAACAGCAGCAAGACCTCGGAGGAGCGGCCGCATGAAAACCCTGCTCGAATTTTTCGGCATCACGCGGCGCATCGTGAAGGTGACGTGCACTCAATACGTCGATCGCTGGGTCCCGCAGCCGCTGCCGGCGGATCTGCAGTTCATCGTCGACCAGCTGAGCAAGCCGCAATGCTGGAAGCCGCACGCGCCGATCACCCAGGCGGAGCAGGCCGAGCTCGCGCAGCTCTTCATGTCTCCGCTGATGCGGAAATTCGACGTCGTGATGTATAACGCCGCGCAACAGGTCATGCGCGACGCAGCGTTTGCGCCGACCGACGACGTGATCGCGCAGGCCAAGTTTGCCGCCGGCTTCGTGGCCGCATGGCAGCGCTTCAAATCCTTTAGCGTGATCCCGCTCACGGAAATGCGGGAACCCGAGAAGCCCTCCGACACGGGAGTGGGCAATCTCGATCAACATATCCCGTAATACCATGCCAGATACAGCCACACCCACGATGGACGCCAGTGAAACCGACGTTCGCAACGCCGCCCTCCGCGCTGATGCCGGAGAGAACGACGCACCGGACGCCGCAGACACTCCAGAAACCGACGCTCAGACCTCGCCTGAGAACCCCGGCCAGCCAGCCGAAAATGGCAGCGATGCGGACAGTGAAAAGTCGGAGAAGGAAACTCAGAAGCCAGCCTCCAAACCCGCCGCGAAATCACCAGCCACGGACAAGCCGCAGGCGGCCAAACCCGAAAGCGCCTACACCAAGGCCGCCAAGGACAAGGCCCGCCTCGACACCAGCTGGAAGAAACTAACGGAGGAGAAGGAGGCATTTCGCCAGGAGATCGCCAGATTCGAACAGCAGCGCGCCGAGTTATTGAAACAACGCGAGCAGCCTGCGCCGAAGGCTCCCAAGCCCGAGGAGAATCCGGAGATCCTCGAGTCTCTAGCGAAAGATTATGAGTCACGAGGTGACGAAGTCATGGCGCAGCTTGCCCGCGAGAGAGCCGCCCATTTTCGCGACGTCGCGAAAAAGCAGCAGGAACAAAAGGCAGCAGCACCGACCAAGGCGCCCGGCAATCACATCGACGATCCCGCTTTTCTTAATGAGTGGAAGCGGCACGTAGCCGAACTCGTAAAAGACAATCCCACCATCATCGAGCCCACCGACCCGGTCGGCCGCGCGACGATGGGACTCGTGAACCATGAGAATTACGGCCGGTTTTTCCGGTCGCACCCTGATGGCATCAAGGTCGCGCACGAAGTGGCGCTGCTCCAACGCGACGCGGCACAACTCAAGCCGCTCCAGGAGGAGCTGACCAAGGCGAAAGCCGAGGTGCAGAGACTCACCAAACTCACCGCAATCAGAGGCGGACCGCCCCCCTCTGGATCTGGACGAGGCAAACAAGCCCTCGCCGATCTCAACGGCGACGCAGCGGAGGACTTCGTGCGCAATGCCGCAATGAAGGCCGACCGAGGCGAATCAACTTAGAGAAGACCCGCGCGGCCGGTTAACGCCGCACCACCACCATGCCAGTCATCGACAGCGCATACGTTGCCAACACCCTTCAGCCTTACTTCGAGAAAAAACTTCTCGACAAGGCAATCCAGGAGACGCGTCTCCTTGAATACGCCCAGCAAGTCGAACTCCCGCCCAAACACGGCGCGAAAACCATCACGTTCTTCCGCCCGGAAGCCGCCAACCTCGCCGCCGTAGGCGCTCCCGCCGTGCTCGGCGAAGGCGTGCCACCGGTTGCCCGCCGTGGCATCACGTACACACCCGTGAGCGCGACGCTCGAGCAGATCGGGCAGACCTCGGAGACGACCGACATCGCCGACAACATCGGACTCTTCGATTACGTGAACAACGCGATCGACCTGATGGGCGAGGAATTCGCGCTCGATATCGAAACGCGCCTGCGCAATCCGCTCGCCGATTCGATCACCGGCCTCACCAAACGCTACGGCCAGGGCGCCGCGAGCTTCGCCGCACTTCAGGGTGCGACCAACGCCCTCGGTGCGATCGTGCCCAGCGACATCCTCGACGCGATGACGCGCCTCAAGCTGAACCGCGCGCCAAAGATCAACGGCTGGTACGTGGCCTACCTTTGCCCACAGGTGACGCGCGACGTGATCAACAACCAGGAGTTCCGCGAAGTGGTACGCAACGAGCACGCCGACAAAATATTCAAAGGGGAGATCGGCGAATACTACGGCTGCAAGATCACCGAGGGAACCGTGCCGTTCATCGAGGACGAAATCGAAGGCACCTACGACGACACGTTCGATCCCGCCGGCTTCAACACCACCGGCCTGATCTACGTGAACTTCGTGCTCGGCAAAGGCGCCTACGGCGCCGTGAACATGAAGAAGGCCGGCAGCTCGCTCCGGAAACCGACGATCATCGTCAACGACAAGCCCGACAAGAGCGACCCGCTGAACCAGAAGATCATCGTCGGCTGGAAGGCCTACTGGAAGAACATCATCCTGAACCGTGCGTGGGGCATCGCGCTCCGCACGAAGAGCGAATTCGTCTGATCCCCGAGCAGAATCAGACCCGTAAGAAAACATAGCAGCGCGCGGAGCCGGATACTCCGCGCGCCATTTGCCCAGCCAACCACATGAGCACGCAAATCCCCCGCGTAGTCGTAAGGCACAAGATGACCGAGGCGCCACGCGCGCCCGTGCGCCATGTCTTTTACCTCGGAGATTTTCTCCAGGGTGACTTCGACACGGGAGACTTTAACCCCGGCTCAGCGAACAACAGGCCGCCCGTGCGCTTCGTGATGGAGGCCACCAGAAATCCCCTCCGCTACGTGCTGCGCTCCTCAGACTTCGACAGCGGCGACTTCGACCCCGGCGATTTCGAGACAGAAACATGAACCTTTTCTCCACGATCCACATGACACCATTTTCCCGATACGTTTTCTTTTTGATCTGCGGCGCCATCCTGATCCTGCTCCCGGCCGCCGTGCTCGGACAGACGCCGAAATCGCGCCCGGAGCTGTACGTCGAAATCGACACGAACCTCGCGAGCGGACAATCGATAACGGCCGCGCAACTGCGCGACACGTTCAAGAACGTAGTGGCCAGCAGCTCGGTGCCGCTGAGCGACGGCCCGGACCAGCCGCTCGACGGCGACCTCGCGGCGATCGCCGCCATCAACACCTTCGGCGTGGCCGAGCGCACCGGCTCGAATACGTGGACGGTGAATACATTCACCCAGCTCTGGCAGAAGCTGCTCGCCGATCCGCAGGCCGCCACCTACTCGTACACCGGCCTGCCGTTTACCTTCGCCAGCGACAAGCGACTGCTCGGCCGCGATGCCGCATCGCCGGCGACCGCGACGGAGATCGCGATCGGCCCAGGCCTGACGCTAAACAGCGGCACGCTCGGACTGGATCCGGCCGCGAGCATCACCTTCAGCTCGATCAACAACACGCCCATCGGCAACGTGACGCCGAGCACCGGCGCATTTACGACGCTGACGGCGGACTCGCTCACGACCGCCTCGCTCAGCGTGGCCGCGATCAACAACACGCCCATCGGCAACGTGACGCCGAGCACGGGAAACTTCACGAGCCTGACATCCACGACGTTCTCCTCGGCGATCACCCTCGGCTCGATCAACAACACGCCCATCGGCTCGACCACGCCGAGCTCGGGAAAATTCACTTTTCTTGATTCGTTAAACATTATTCGTTCTGGCGGAGGACCAGACGCGGGTTTTGTCGTGGGTAGTCGGGCGAACCCGTTTGCTGACAAGTGGACGATGTACGCTGCGGTTAATGAACTCGCGTTCTTTTACCACGATAATGGGTCGCTTCCAGTTACGTTTACGTCGTCAGGCATCAACGCCACCGCCATCGGCGCGACGACGCCGAGCACGGGAGTGTTTACGGATCTCTCCACGGCTAAAAGCGTACCAGGAGCCTATCACGCATTTTCCCTACAAAACACCGCACCCGATGGATACGCACAGATCTATCTCTCGGCTAATGTCGCGAGTGTCACCAAGACGGCAAATATCAATTGGGCACCAGGACTTTTCTGGCGCTTCATAAGCCCAGACACCACGCAATTTCAGTTTATTGTTAATGGAGCAGACGCAGCTTTTATTAACCAAACCGGAATCAACGGCGCCGCGATCGGCGCGACGACGCCGAGCTCGGGATTCTTTACGAATGTTGGCGTCGGCACGACGACTCCCCAGGCAAAATTTCAGGTGGTCGGTGCTTATGTTAATAATGTTTACACGGGAATTCGTAATGTTCCCGCCGAGACATCTACCGACCTACACAC